ATCTATTTTTGATTTGTTCAATCTCATTTTTAAGTTCCTCTTTTTTTGGTTTCACTCCGCGCGCACCTTGCCCGCGGTTGTGTGTCTAGATATATACTATATGTATAATCTATATACGCAGTATACTATATATAGATATTTTGTCAAGTCTTTTATATCTTTTTTTGTAATTATTTTTTAATTTATTTTTTTGCTGCATGTGATTGATTTTATTGCGGTTTTAAATATTTTTTGTAATATCGAAGAGAACAAAATATTATTTTTTTTAGAAAAATCACTTATCCACAAGTACAAAATTTGAACAAAAAGGTTAAGTTGTTGTTTTTTATGATTATAGTACTAAAGTTATCCACAGATTGTTCAAAAAATGTACTAACGATGCGGTGTAGTAAAATCAATAACTTATAAAGGAATTTAGACAAAAAATGAATTGAAAATAGCAGAAATAGCAAAATAATAATCTTAAATCAATATGTTACAAGCATCACAAAATGCACCCCCAGAAAAAACCCGAATTACTGGACATATCGAAAATATTTTTTATGGAAAATTACCAATACAATAAAATCAAGGACTTACAAAAATGCATAGAAAAATATTTTTGAATTTGTACAAAATTTGCACTTCGGGGTTTTGTGTATAAGTTGTGCGTATGTTGTGGATAAGTTAAGGCGCTAAAGCAAAAAAGAGAAAAAAGCTAGTGATTGCTGTAAACGGGAAAGTGCTACAAAAGATGAAATATAATTTTAGCATATTTTTTTGCAATTGGCAATTAATTAGTTTAATATATATATATATACTAACATCATAATTATCTTAATAAAATATATATTACCACTTATGGAACAAGAAAAGATTGAGAAAAATCGAGGAAGACCAACTAAGTATACCGCAGTGATGGCGGCAGAGGTATGCAGACGACATGCCGCGGGCGAAACTGCCACGTCGATACTAGATAGCGTTGGGGTGGATTGGGCTACATGGTGTGACTGGCTTAGTTACATGCCAGACTTATCCAAGTCCTGGGCGCGCGCGAGTGGCGAATTTAATCGCCGCTTGGTCGATGAGATTGCTGCACCGCTGCGGGTTGAGCGTGACGATCACAACCGGCCGTACACTAATGTGGCTGATAGCCGACTAACACGGATTGAGCGTTATCTACGATTGCTCTCACCCCATGACTACGGTAACGAGAGTGAGAGAGCTGTACATGCAGACATTGACGGGCTTGAGACGGCTACGGGAGCGCAAAAGATGTCCCTGATATCTGATGCACTACGCAAGCGTAAGATATCAAGACCGACCGCCGAGCTGCTCATCAAGCTAGCCGAGGCCCAGATCAAGGCGGAGGAGGTCGAGGCAATGCGGCAGCAGATGCAAGATCAAGCTAGACAGCTGGCAGACTTGCAGGCCAAGCTGTCTGGTGCAGCGCAATCAATAGGGGTAACGCATGATGATAGCAGCCTGGATAGTAGTAATGATAGTCATGTATAACATGGCTGACAAGTGGCATATGTAGTAATTTATTTTTTGATGGATAAGGGTATTAGATAATTAGCATTGATGCACACACGGTAGTATTAATAATAATAACCATAGGTGACACAATGCGATTGATGATATCTATTGCGGCCGCTGCATTGCTAGCGATTAGCGCGCAGGCTGAAGCTGCTAAGTTGTTTATAATTAATAATTTACCGTATAACGTAAGGATGCACTACATTACAGTGCCCAAGTCAGCTGATTATAACCGGCATGACATACACGATGTAATGATCGGCAAGGGCACCGCGGATTTTGTTGATGTGGATTTTTACAGTGTGCAATATAGCTACGACACTGAGATGTATGTGACGTGGCTTGACTTGATGGATGATAGCGGCCACGTAATAAGCACTAAGCGATACTATGATGATACTAACACACAAAGCTATGCTGGAAATTGCCGTATAGAGGAATCGGTCTATAACTATCTTAAGGGCGACACCATAGGCGATGGCCTCAGCTTTGACGCAATGGCGCGTGGCGATCGTGTGACATGCACGCATGTGTCACCATCGATCAGCTGATCGTCAAAATGTTTCACGTGGAACTTTATATAATATGGCAAAAAAAGACAAAGTAAAAGATAAAGAGCAAATATACAATGATCTAGTGCCGCGTGGAGTACAAGATGACCTGGCGCGCATCAAAAAAGAAATCGAAGAAGCATATAAGTATTTTGAGTCTAACTACAAGACTCTTGCGGACGACAAACGCTTTCTTTTTTTGTCTACCATCAAAGACACCCAAGAGACCGACCTACCTCCCATCTCATGCAATCTTATACAAGCTTATATATCAAGGCAACGCGGGGAGTTTGGCAAGTGCGAGCCTAGTATCTATGTATCATCTGACTACGACAACATGGTGTCGGCTAGAGTCTTAGAGATCCTCGAGGGGAGATACAGGCACATAGAGCGCGATGCATCTAGTCATGGGGTCACCGATCAAGTCTTTACCGATGGACTATGTGGTATGGGCGTTTTTAAGGTGGTCGCTGATTATCAAGACAATTTCACCTTTAAACAAGACCTTAAGCTGACCTACCCCCAATCATCCATAATGTGCGGCTTTGATCCAGACGCGCGCGACTTGACTAAGTGCGACGGCAGATTTGTGTTTGAAGTTTTTTGTTATTCCGAAGACACTTTTGAGAATAAATTCCCGGATGTGGATATTGATAAGCTTAGTTATGTCAACGATGATATAGGTGGCTTCCATTGGTCGGGACAAACAGCAACACAAAAAAAATATATTTTATGCGCAGATTTTTATGAGCGCAAACAAAAGCGCGTAAAGCTAGTTAAGATCGCCAGAACTCCAGCCGTGAAATCTATTGGTCATGACACAATGACGTACGACCAGTACAAAAGACTTTGTGAAGCAATGGACAAAAACGGGGTAACCGAAGCATATCCAAAAATCATAGATGAACGCTGGACGCAATCGCACACAATTGTGATGTATCGTATTATACGCAATCAAGTCATCGATTACAAAGAAACGGTTTTTTCGGAGTTGCCACTTACGTTTTTTATGGGCGGAAGTCAATGGGTAAGTAAACAAAACAATGAGTCGCCAGTTGAGGTAACTCGCTCGTATTTCCGCGATGCGATAGGCACTCAACAACTAGCAGACAATGCTATGCGCATGCTTGGCAGTGAAATTGAAACAATCCCATCTTTGAGAATGTCAATACCGGAGCAAGGGATGCCAGACTCTGAGGCAGCTAGGATGGCTTTGATGGACCTACAAATACCAACTGTAGTAATGTACAAACAGTACATGGATAAGTCGGGTGTAAAACCTGGTGATATTCCGCTAAATCCACCGCAATACATACCGCGCTCTCAGATTCCCCCAGAATTTATGCAGACGATCACAATGTGCTTTCAGCTAATGCAAAATGTGTTGGGCACATTTGATAGCCAATTAGGCATTAATAGTAATCAGTTATCTGGTATATCGGTGATCGAGTCAGCAACACAAAATAATGCAGTAGCGATGCCTTTTTTCACAAGGTACATGCAGGCGCTAGCTCAAGTTGGCAAAGTAATCTTAACGGCATATCCGAAACTTTACTCTGATTCTGACGATGATGAGCAAAGAGAAATGCAGATAAAAACAAAGGATGGCAAAACACGTAAGGAACTGCTTAGCAAACAAGACTTACAATATAGTCCGCATATGATTAAAGTTGCGGTAAAGATCGATCAAAACGCGCAGATTATGAAGACTAAGCTTTTCCAGTATTTACAAACTGCTTGTCAATCTGTACCAGGTTTTGCAGACTTTATTAAATCTAGTCCAATGATGCTAGAGATGATAAAGCTGATGGACGTACCAAACATTGAGCCAATATTGGATGATGCAAAACAATTTATCCAGCAACAGAAAAAAGCCCAAGCGCAGATGCCACCAAACCCAATAATGCTTAAGGCACAAACCGATCAAGCTAAAGTACAGGTAGAGGCACAACAAAACCAGGCGGAAAATCAATTGCGCACTGCTGAGTTAGCTATTGCGAAACAAGATTCAGATAATGAAAGGATGCGTATAATGTTAGACGCTAAAAATGCTCACGAGAGCAATCTAGTGCAACATGAAAAATCACAAACGGAGCGCGCAGGTCAGCAAGTAGACCTTGCAATTAAATCTATAGATCAACAGCACAGGCATAACATGGATCACAACAAGCATGCTCTAGATGTATATAACTCAGTAAAACAACCAGAGGTAACACCAAGTGTCTGATGATAATTTTGTAGTGCATTGCGGTTTCTGTGGTGCGTATTTCTCATCTGCAATAACAGTGGATGAATGCAAAAAATGCGGGCACAGTATCGATATGAAACAATATTATGCGCAGGCTAAAGATGATGTAGCTAAATCTGAAACCGTTACAAAAAAACGCAGAAAAAAATGTCAGTTGCAGCAGTAAAATCCCACCTAAAAGAACAATCAGAACAAATCAAACGCTTATACGATGTTTATACTCGCTCACGCATTAAGCACCTTACAATTGATGGCTCTAGGGTAATCATACACGAACCAAACAATATAAATAAAATCTACATACCAGAAAAGACAGCAGATACATTTTTTCGTGATGATAGTTTTTTTAGGATTGTAATGGGCGCTGTGCGAAGCGGGAAGTCGTCATCTTCTTGCATGGAAGTGATCCGCAGAGCATGTAATATGCCTAGGTGTAAGGATGGTGTGCGGCGTTCTATAACAGCGATTATTCGCAACACCTATCCAGAATTGAAGACCACGACAATCAAGACGTGGCAAAACTGGTTTCGCAATTTAGGAAATGTTAAAGCAAAGTTTGATAGCCCAGTTGAATTTAGGCATATATTTAATGATGGACAAGGCATTGTTGATTTAACAGTATGGTTTATATCACTAGACAAAGAAAAGGATGTGCAGAAATTACTATCAATGGAAGTAACTAATGCATACTGGAACGAAATCCGCGATGCGCCATATAGCATAGTTGAAATATTAACAACCCGTGTTGGGCAATACCCGCCGCGGATAGAGTTGCAAGATCATTTTGCTGATTATTGGTTCGGAATTTGGGGCGACACTAACCCAAGTGATACCGATCATTGGATTTATGATAAGTTCTACAAAAATAAGGGTAAAAATAGGATTTTAATAACTCAACCGCCAGGCGTGATTAAAAATATTAATGGTATTTACATCACAAATCCAGATGCGGAAAACCTAAAGAATCTTCCAATTGAATATTATAGCAAGTTAGCGCAAGATGCCTCAGAAGAATTCATCAAAGTATATCTTAAGGGAGAATTTGGCTCGTTTTATGATGGAAAAGTCGTTTATGCTAACTATAGCGACTCTTTACATGCTTTTGATACGCTAAAAATAAACGAAAATGCTAAAATATACGTTGGTTGGGACTTTGGACTAACTCCTGCCGCGCTAGTATGCGCATTTGACGGCCTGGTTTTATCAGTAATTAAGGAATTTACCACCGAAAGAGCCTATTTTAGCGAGTTAATAGATGTGGTTTTACCGTGGGTTGAGAGAGAATATCCAAGTTATGAACAAATAGATATTCCAGATCCAGCAGGTGATACTCCAAGTTATACGGATGGTATAACTGGATTTAAAATGCTACTTGAGCGTAAAAGGAAGGTAGTTAAATTAGATGGTAAGGATTATAGGCTTGAGCCGCGCATTGGCTCGGTAGATGCTTTCTTAAGGAAATTAGTGCAAGGTAAGCCTTGTTTGCAAGTATCTAAGGATTGTAATATGCTACGCAAGGGTTTTTTAGGAAAATATTATTATCGAAAAGTTAGGATGAGTGGCGACGAAAGAATACATTTCGAGCCAGAGAAAAATCATCCCTATAGCGATATTCATGACTGCCTGCAAGGAGTGGCTGTTTATCTTTTGGGAAAGGATGAGGAAAGAATGAGAAAAGTTTCAGAGGAAGATAAAAATATATCTAAATACGCTAACGATATTATGGAACGACATTTAGAGCAACAACTTAAACGCAGAAGTAATCTGTGGAGGTAATTTGTGGATGATTATGATATTTATTTTAAAACACCTCAAGAAAAACAAGAACGATATCAAGCCATAGTAAAGAAATACATTGACACCTTCAATAAAGAATCAAATTTATTACGATGTCCTTTTTGTAATGACAAACCTAAATTTATAATTGATGCATCAGGCGGTAAAGAAATAGATACTTATTTAATAATTTTTTGTCCTACATGTCTAATTAAGTTTGAGGAATCAATTTATATAGATTTTCAAAATAAAAATAATAATGAAGATGATAGCAAACCTGGAAGTATTTATAACGTCAAAAATATTTTGGTTGATACCTGGAATAAAAGAAAATAATAATTTTCGGAGATAATTTATGGCAAATTGGATTCAAAAAGCAATTAAGAAGCCTGGTGCGCTACATAAGCAACTAGGGATTAAAGAAGGTAAGAAAATACCATCTAAAACATTAGCTAAAGCTGCTAAAAAAGGGGGCAAATTAGGGCAAAGGGCTAGGCTTGCTCAAACTTTAAAAAAACTTAAGAAAAAATAAAATATCATATATAAACGATTGACAAATAATAATTATTTGTTATGATTTGAAAATCGTAATAATGCGTTAAATTATCGGGTCACATTCGTAAAATGTTGTTGGGTATAAATCATACGTCGATAACGGTTAATAATCAAAGGTGAATTATGACAGATTCAAATAGTACGGTAGAACCTTCTGTTAATACCGAAACTGTTGCACCTGCAGAAAATACTACAGCGGTTGAAAACACAACCGAGGTAACAACTGAAGTATCACATGCAGAGAAGCCTACTTTTACACGTAAGCAATTAGCGCAGATAGTAAGTAAGCAGAAGCAAGAAGCAGCGGAAAGCGTTCGTAAAGAATACGAACAAAAGCTTAGTTCGTTGAAGGCTGAAGCAACTAATGGCCAAGAGACAGCTAAAAATATTGCTAAAGAAGAAGCGTTAAAGACATATCAACAGATGTTGGCATACAGTATACAAACAAAGCTGAATGCTGATACAGAGGCGGCTTTAAACAAAGGTCGTGAAAAATACGATGACTTTGACTCTCAAGTTGATGCTTTAAATCTTGATAATCCAGGCAGTATTGGTCTTAAGCAATTTGTAATGGAAACTCCTAATGCGGCAGATGTTTTTTACGAATTAGGAAAAAATCCGATAAAGTATGCTCAACTCATGGCAGTTGGTAGCAATGAAAAAGTCATACGAAAAATGCTTAAACAGTTTAGCGATTCTATAACAAGCAATGAGAAAGCTGCTGCAAAAACAAAAGTACCGTCACCAATAAATCAAAATAGTTCATCTACGGTTAATATTGGTGGTGGCGAATCGACGATAAGTGATTTAAGAAAAAGTTCTTTAGCTAGATGCTAAAATAAACATATAAGACGCCATTATCAATATTCAAAATAAATGATATTTTGGAGAAAAATAATGGCTGAACAAACTAATTTATTGCAGACGGTTAGGTTATATACCAAATCGTTTCTTGCATTATTACAAAACAAATATGTTGGTACTTCAATATGCAACAAGAAGTACAATGATTTTCAAGTTTTAAAAGGTAATTTGGGGACATCGGTAAATTTTAATTTGCCTGTCCGTATGACCACTTCCAAAGGTTTAGTTGCAGACTTCAAAGGCGTTCAAGAACGTATTGCAACTCTTACTGTAGATCAAGCAGGCAACTCCGCCTATCCTTTTTCAGATTTTGACCGTGTTTATCATTTCGATGAAAACCAATGGTTAAAAGATGAAATCACAAAATCAACTGTAGCCGCTGTTGGCGTAGATATCGAAACCACTATTCTCAAAAACTTTAATAGCTCTGTTCCTGTTGGCGTTCAAGATCCAAATGAATTTGGAAATTATATTCCTGATCCCGCTGGTTCTGTGCACACCGAAAGTGGCCCGGATTTAATGTATACTGGTGGAAATATCACCACATACCAACAAATTGCACAAGCATTAACAAACATGAAAAATGCTGGTATGACATCGGAAGGAATGAAAGTTATTCTTCCCGATACCATCGTACCAACGGTTGTTGGTAAT